GGGATTCTCCCCCTTAAAATCACAATATTTTAGTATTATATCATATCAAAGCCCACCGCGCAAATCCACAAAGCGCCGGGCCCCGGCAGATTCCAGGGCCCGGCGCGGCTTTGTCTTATTGCTCTTTTGCAGCCGGGTCCGCGGCGCCGTTCTGGCCGGCTGCGGTCCGGCCTGCGCCCAGCACCCGGTCACTGTCGCCCATGCCGCTGGTGGTGGGGTCGGTGATCACGCCCAGCACCGCCAGCACCGCAAACAGGGCGTTCACCACCGCCAGCAGCCGGTTGCCCAGCTCGCCCAGCTCCAGCTGGTAACCGAACACTGCCGCCACCACCTGAATCAGCAGCAGCACCGCCGGGATCAGACTTAGCCAGAAGGCCTTGTTTTGAATGCGTACCATCCAGTTGATTTTCTTCATCTTGTTCCTTCCTTTCGCTCCAGAATCGTGATTCGTGTTTCGTGGTCGTGGAGGGCAGCATCCTGCCCGTCGTTGTGCTTCCACAGGCGGCGGTGGCTGTCGGTGTTGTCCCGCTCCTGACGGGCCTGCCGGTCCTGCAGCCCCTCCACCAGGGTGGAAAGCTTGGTGAGGGTGCTGTTCAGCCGGATCACCGGCGCCCCCACCGACAAAAACAACCCGGCCACCACCACCAGGACCCCGACCACATTCCATTCATTCATATTCATCCTCCTCACCAGATAAACTCCGCCGAAAAGCCCAGGTTCTTGCAAAAGGCTTCAATGCTCTTCCGGTCGCCCTCGTTGGGCACCGGGCACAGGCGCAGCTCCAGGCCTTCCTCCGGCACGTCGATGATGCGGCAGCGGTCGTCCAGAAGGGCGGCGTACACGGTTTCGCCCCGGTACGCAATCTGTACCATGGGATAGCCGTCCACCAGACCGTCCGCCAGGGTGAGAATTTGATAGCTGCTCTCCGGCAGCTTGTCCGTTTTCCCATCCGGGTTCAGCACCACAGCGTTGATGTCCGGCGCGGTGAAGTATTCGCAGCGGCTGGCGTCGAACACCTCCAGCTGCTTGCCGGAAATCGGCTGAAACTCCACACGGCCGGGGGCGCAGCGCTCCCGGATGATCCTGGGCAGATCACAGTACATCCGGTTCAGATCACACCGGCCCTGAACGCCCGGCACCGCCCCGCTGCTGGAATACTGCCACACCGCCGTATTGTCCACCCCGATCTTGCCGGTGTAGTTGGCAATCCACAGGCCCTCGTACCGGTCGAGGGTCTCCATATCCATATAGCTGTTCACAAAGCTGGTGTAGCTGTAGAACATGGGCAGATAGCCCGCCGCCGCAATGCAGGCCATGAAGGCGTTGCAGATGGCGGTGTTCTTTGCCCGGCTGAATTCCTTATACTTGGCCGCGTGCTCATAGTCCAGCACCAGAGGCAGGCTCAGCGCCCGGCCCGCCAGCAACTCCAGCGCCCGGGCGGCCGCCATACGGGCGTGGTCTTCGCTGTCGATGTAGCTGTACAAATACACCCCCACGTCCAGCCCGGCCGCTGCCGCGCCGCTCAGATTTTGTTCAAAACAGGGGTCTTCCACGATGCTGCCGTCGCCGTTGGCATAGCCCAGCCGCACGAAGGCGAAGGCATAGCCCGCCGCCTTTACCTGGGCCCAATCCACATTGCCCTGATACTTGCTCACGTCGATGCCCAGAATCGGGGTTTTGGTTTCATACTTCAATGCCATTTTGTTTCTCCTTTCCTGTTGTGCTGCTCAGGGCAGATACAGAATCACCATACCGCCGCATTTCATATCCCGCCAGTAGATGTCGCCCGCGTCCGGGATGGTCAGGGTGACCGTCTGCCCGGCAGAGAGCTGCACCTCACCCCGGACCGAGACCTCACCGTCGCCGAACAGATCCACCAGATAGCGCCCCGCCCTGGCACACTGCCACACCACCTGCCGTGTGCCGGACTGGTTGTCCTGGAAATAGCCCAGGCCGGACAGGCTGCCGTAGTCTGGGTCCGCATAGCCGGAGGCCTTGGTGGGGTGGCGGTAGTCACCGGTGGTGCCGGGCAGCAGACCCAGAACCCGGCTGCAGGCCGCGTAGGCCACGGGAGTGCGGGGCACCAGATCGCCCTGCACCCCCAGAATGGTCACCCCCTGACGCAGATTCTGTGAATTCAAGCCGATTGCCGCCGCCATGGTGCTTTGGGCGATTCTGGCTTCCGGGGCCCAGGCGAGCCCATTCTTGCGGTAGTAGCCTTCCGGGATGTTATTGATCGCCACATAGTCGCTGCCGAAGCCCACACCGGTGCCGTACTGCGCATTGCCCCGGTCCGCCATACTGCCGGTCACCTTCTGCCCTTTCACATAGGCCGTTGCCCCGGAAAGGATTTTGCCCGCATCGGCCGTGGCATCCGCGGTGAAGGTGCCGGTGACGGTTTTGCCGTTGGCGGTGATGGAAACGCCGGTCTTCAGGTTTCCGGGGGCCAGCTTGGCCGCTTCGGCCGCGGGCAGGCCCCCGCCGTTAAAAGTTAAGCGGTTCCCCGTGCGGTAGCACACCACCATGGCCCCGGTCTTGAAAAAGCCGGCCCACAGCGCATCGCCCGCGGCGGTGGCGGCGGTGCAGGCCTGGCCGTTCACCTGAATGGTGTCCCCTGCCGCAAAACTCGCCGTGGCCGCAAAGCGGATGTTATTGCCGCTGCCGGTAAGCGTGTGCACCGTACCGCTTTTTTTGTGGGTGTAAAGGCTCACCCCGTTTTCGGCAGCCGCCGCGCCGATGCTTTCCGGAGTCAGGGCCAGCTGGGGCTGGCCGTCCTCGTCCAGCCGCAGCAACAGGTTTGCCGCCGCGGCGGTCCAGTTGTCACCGGGCTGGGTCACCTCGCTGCTCACGCCCACCGAAACATCCCGCAGCGCGGGGCTGCCGTCCCGGTTATACAGGGTCAGATAGACCTTGCCATCCTGCTCATTCACCTTTAAATCACGAAACAAACGTGCCAAACAAGCCACCTCCCAAACAAAAAGCCAGCTTCTGCTGGCCACTCTCGATTGCATTCAGATCGTTGTAAACCTGCAGCAGCATTCCCTCGATGCGCTCCAGGTCCCGCCAGTCCCACACAAGGCTGCCGGGGGAAAAGCTTCGGGTGGAATACTCCGGCCGCGGCTGTACCGCATCGGCCAGCGCCGCCAGGTTCTCTTCCACCCGGTTAAAAAAATCCGCCAGGGGCAGCCCGTCCGCCGTGTAGCTGCTCATCTCGCCGTAGTCCGGCCGCCGGGTGATCGCCGCTGCGCGCTGGCGCAGATACAGCAGATTGCCCCGGATGCGTTCATAGTCCGGGTCCAGGCGGAAGGCATCCGACTCAGTCCAGCTGATTTTCGGTGTTTGCCATGCCATCGTTCTGCACCCCCTCCTTCACGCTCTGTTCCAGAAAATCGATCCGGTGTTCCAGTGCGGTCAGCTGCTTTTGCTGCCGCTGCACCTGCGCCAGTAAAAGAGGAATGAAGTCGCTGTACACCACAGCGGTGGGAAACCCCTCCTGATCCATCGTCACGCTGTTTGGCATGATCTCCGCCACCTGTTCGGCGATCATACCCACATGCCGTTTTTCATCCTGCACATACTCCGGAGCCTGCGTACCGTAACGGAAATCGATCACCGGAAGCTCCAGCATTTTTTCCAGCAGCGCCTCCTCCACCGGGCGGATGTCCTCTTTATATCGAATGCTGGATGCACTGGAAATCTGGCCTGCAAAGTCGCAGTAGGTTTTTTGCATAAGTCCATCGGTTTTTCTGTATGCATTCAAATGGTAATTATTATCCGATCTGAAAACAGCCTTCAACGAATACACATTTGGAATTTCATCAATATTGTGACACTGCATTTCATAAGGGCCAAACGTATAAGTGGTTGACGTTCCGCCTCCAACCAACGCATCAGCCTTGTAAGCAGCTCCGCCGGGTGTTCCCGCTCCCGCGTAGTTGTGGGTATGGCTGGCTGCCGCCGCGCCGACATCAGCCGCCGTCAGGGTCTTGGCGCCCACCACACTGCCGTTCACGTACAGCACCTGACCGGTGGAAAAGCCGCTCACCTGGGTGTTCTTGCTCACCAGATTGGGGCCTGCCGGGCCGGTGGGGCCGGTGGCTCCCTGCGCGCCCTGGGGCCCGGTGGGACCGGTGGCACCGTCCCGACCGTCCTGCCCGGGGTCGCCCTTATCGCCTTTATCGCCCTTGTCGCCCTTGGGCAGCACCAGGTTCAGAACGCCCACGGTGCCGCTCTGGGTGATGCTGGCCGAGGCGGTGGTCCCGCCGGTCACGGTGCCGATGCGCAGGGTCTTGATCGCCCCGTTCCAGGCGGTGAGCATGGCATCGGTGATCTTGTCCAGCACGGTTTTGTTGGTGTGGCTGTGGCGGGCGGCGGTGTTGGCGGCCACGGTGGTTTTGGTGGCAGACAAATCCTCCGCCAGCGCCTTGCCCTTATTGCCCGCATAGGCGGTGGAGGCGGTTTCGCCCAGAGCCAGGCTCTTGCTGATCTCCACATAGGCGGTGCCGCTCCAGCGCCAGGTGAGGTTGGTATCCAGCGCCACATAGATCTTGCCCGTCTCGCCGGTGGCCGGGAAGGCGCTCTTGCCGGCGTATTCCAGCACATCGTCCACAAAGCTGGGCAGCTGGCTGGCGGGCACCTTGCCGCCGGAGTCCAGGGTAGCCACGCCCCCGGCCTTGCCCATCTCGCTGCGCTTGACCTGGGCATCGTTGGTCACATTGCCCAGACCCACCTGGCTTTTGGTCACCCGGTGGGGGTTGTCCATTGCCAAAATGTGCCCGCTCAGGCTGCGCAGCGCCCTTGCCAGCTTGCCGAAGGCGGTGGACAGCTTCTCGCCACTGGACAGCAGCTCCAGGCTGGCGGCCTCGGTGTAGGTGGGGGTCTGGTCGTTGGTGGTCAGATTGGGCACGTTGCCAAGCCCCACCTGGGCCTTGGTCACCCCATGCGGGTTTTCTTTATTTGCTGCGTGGGCGTCAAAATCCTCCCGCAGACCGTCTGCCGCAGCCTTATGCTGGTCTAGCGTCTGCTTGGCCGCCGCCAGGGTGATGGCCGGGCTGTCGTTCCAGGCATCGGTGCCCTTCACCCCGGCGATCTGCTGGCCGATCAGGGTCAGCAGCGCCTGCAGCTTGTTGCTCACCCCGCCCACGGTGCGCAGACCGATTTTCTCATCGGTCACGCTGCCGTCCGGGTGGGCCAGCACCGAGGCCGCGGCGTGGGCGTTCAGCTCGGTGCGGCTGGCCTTCAGATCGTCCAGTTCGGCGTCCTTGTCCGCCTGCTTTTTCAGCTCCCGGTCAATGACCTCCATGTCGTAGGTCAGGTCGTCGATGTCCGCCGGGTCGTTGCGTTCGGCCAGCCGCTCCGGCAGGCGCAGCTGGTAGTTCTGGCTTTTTCTCATGCTTCGTTCCCCCGTTTCAAGATCATTTCTCCCTTCAATCCGCCGCCGGTGTAGGTGAGCTGATTTTTCAGCACCTGGGCCGGGGCGGCCGTTTCCCATTGGGTGTCCAGCAGGACCCGGTCGGCGGGGTCCAGCTCCGGGTTGCCCCGGGTAGAGCAGGTGTAGGTGCTGCGGCGCAAAAGATGCTCCCGCACCCAGGCCGCCACCGCCAGCGCCCGGTCCAGCTCGGTAATGAGCGGATTGTCCAGCGTTTCCGCCGTGCCATTCTCGTCCGCGTCCGGCACCGGGGCCACCGCATTCTGGCAGCTGGTCTCCAGCTTTTTGCCGCTCACGATCAGGGTGGCCGGGCCGCTGCCCTCCAGCACCAGATCCGCCGCCGCGGCATACAGCGCCTGACTCGTCACCTGTGCGCCCTCACATTCCACCCGGATATCCGCCGCCTGATTCCAGGTCAGGTGCAGCGCCAGCCGCCCGTCCACCTGATAGGTTCCCTTGTGCAGCTGGCTCTCCTTTTCCGCGGGAGCATACACCGTGGCCGGGCACTCCACCTGAAGAAGGCTCGCAGTCTTTTCCACTTTGGGCGCGCTTTCCAGCATGGCCGAAAGCCCGATGCTCACCCCGCTTTGGGCGCTCTCATCCGGCTGGATGCGGATCACGCCATCCCGGTCGGCATACAAAAGGCAGCAGGCCGCGTGAGCGATCAGCTGCAAACATTCTCGGTGCTGCTTTGCCGGCAGCGGCGCGGTGGTGGTAATCTGCTTCAAGTCCTCCCACAGGGACCAGGGCTGCTCGTCCTGCCTGCGACGGGGCAGGTCCGCGTCCTCCAGCACCGCAGTGGCCAGCTCCCACAGGCTGTGGGGCGCGCCGTCCCACACGCCCTTGTAATAGGTGCCGTCCAGAAGGCCCAGCGCGTCGGTGGCGGAGAATTTGGCATACAGCCCCTCCACCGTGGGCTGGCCGGTCAGATAAAACCGCCCGCCGGGCATCCATTCCACAAAGCCGCCCTGGTACAGCTCCCGCCAGCCGCTGGGGGCAAGGTCGGCCCATTCCAGGGCTGCCGCGTCGCCCCAGTGCATACCGCCGGTGAGCTGCTGGCCGTAGCGCACCGTGATGGGGTTGCGCTGCTCAAAATACTTCCAGATGCCCTGGGGGTTGTCCGGGTCGTAGAGGCCGTTCTGGCTTCCGGTGAGCAGGTTCACGTTCACCGCCGAGAAGCTGAACTCCCCGGTGGGCAGCCTGCGGCCGATGGGGTCTACCTCCATGGTCTGGGCCGCCTCGGTCAGCTCCGCCTGGCCGAAGATCAGCTCCATGCCGAACATTAGCCGGGTCAGCCGCGCCCGGCGAAAGGGCTGGCTGGTGGCCTCGAAGCGGATCTCCAGCCGGTCGAACCGGTCGATCTGCACCAGCTCCTGGTGCTCCACCGCCTTGGGCAGCACCTGCCGCTGCACCAGCTGCTCGCCGCCCTTCCAGGCGGTCACGGTCAGCGCGGTGCACCATTCCTCCGCCACCTGGTCGAACCGGAAGCTCAGCGCCGGAACGCTCACCGGCGTTTCAAATTCCAGCGCCAGCACCGGCGGAGCTGCAAACCGGCCGTCCGCCCCGCTCATCGCCTCGCTCACATAGCCCTCGGTCAGCAGTGCGCCGCCGGGCTCGTCCGCAATGCGCAGAGTGCCGTCCGCCTTCCAGCGCCCCGGCTCGAAGGTGGCGTAGCTGCGCTTTTGCGCGCCGTCCTGGGTGAGGGCGCTTTCCACGCTGGACCAGTAGGCCTGCCCCTCGCTTTTGTCCGCCGCGCCGGGGGCTGCATCCTCGTCCACCACACTCAGGGTCACGGCCAGCTTTGCCGCGCCCAGCACCGGCTTTGTCATCTCCTGCCGGTAGGCATCGCTCACCTTTTGCATCAGATCACCCCGCAATCCACCACGCTGAAGCTGGCATCCTCGTAATATTCCGGCATTCCGGTGGCCGCGTCCACGTTCACCGGGCTGCACTTCACGTCGCTGAGGTAAAACATCCTCGTTTCCCACCGGCCCAGGTTATGGCTGAAATAGTGGCAGTAAAAGGTGAAGTGGCCGTCCTCAAACCAGCGGTTCATCTCCCACCACAGCTGCGGGCTGATGGTCTGCCAGCCCAGCTCCTGCTTGTCCACGCTGCGGCCCACCATCCGGCCCACCATGGTTCCCTGGGCGTTGCGGGCCGAATCCACCATGCGGCTGGTCGTAAAAGGCGCCTTGCCCTGGGTGGGGTAAGGCGCCGCAATGGCATAATTGCTCCGGTCGGTCTGGGGCGTGGCCCCCAGATAGATAAAGCCCTTGTTTTCCTTCAAATCAATAGGCATTTGCGAACGCACCTCCAATCTTTACGCCCCGGTTGGCCTCGATCTTCGCCATGGCGCGGTACAGCACCTGGCCGTCCAGCTTGACCTCGATGGGCTGGCTCACATACAGCTGAGCCGCACCCGCGCCGCCCAGCACGTCCGCCACCGCCTGGCGGATGCTCTCCAGCGGGGCCTCCACGTTGGTGCCCCGCCGCTGGTCGCCCACCACCGCCAGGAATGGCCGGTTGGCGGGCAGCACCGCGCCCTTTGCCAGTCGGGGAATCTGGTATTCCGGCACCCGGGGCAGGTTCACGCCGAAGCGCTGGCCGCCGTAGTCCGGCACCCAGGAGGGGATCTCCACCCCGATGCCGTTCAGCCGGTCGATCACCGCGTTCATGCCGCCGGTCAGCGCCCGCAGCATGGCGTTCACCAGGTCGATGATTCCGTTCACTCCCTGCTTTGCCACGCCGACCATGGTGTCCCACACGCTTTCAAAGATGTCGCTCAGGCCGTGCCAGGCCCGGTCCCAGTCGCCGGTGAACACGCCGCTCACGAACTCGCACAGCCCGCGCAGCACACCGGCGATGCCGTCCGCCACCTTAGCGATGGTCCCCAGACCGTTAAAAAAGCAGTCCACAACATACTGCACCGCCCCGGCCACCAGCGGCGCGAAGGTATCGGTGATGTTCTGCAAAAGCGGCAGAAGGGCCTCGGTCCACAAAATGGCGATCAGCTCCATCACCGCGCCGAACAAAAGGGTCAGGTTTTCCCACAAAGGGGCCAGATGCTCCTCCCACAGCTCCTGCAGCCGGGCCATCAGCTCATCCAGCACCGGGCGGAGCAGCTCGTAATAGAGCGTCTGCACCCAGTTCCGCAGCTGCTCAAAGCCCTGGGCCAGCCGGTCCAGAATGGGCTGGCCGTACACCGCCCAGGCCTCGCTCACCGCGGCCAGCATATCCTGCACCACCTGCTGCAAAAATCCCAGCAGCGGCATCAGATAATTCTGGATGGCGTCGCCCACCAGCTGGCAGCCCAGCGAGAAGTTCTGGGCGAACTGCTCCAGAAAAAGCTCGCCCACCGCGCCCACGATGGGGGCGAAGGTCTCGGAAAAGGCGTTCACGATATTGGGGATGAACTCCCCCAGCAGATACTCCCCCAGCGGGCGCAGGGCGGTGTCCCACAATTCCAGGGCGCTGTCCCGGATGAGGGCCCAGGCGCTCTGGGCGGCCCGGGCCAGCTGACCGAAGGCCTTGCCCCAGGCCGCGATGCTTGGGGCGAACAGTCGGTTCACTTCGTCCAGCACCGGGCGGAGCAGGTTCACAAGGCCGATCCATTTTTTCCGGGCCTCGTCCACCTCTTCGCCCGCCGTGCCGCCGGTGCTGCTGCCGGAAGAGGAGCCGCCCCCGCTGCCCGCCTGCTGCTGCACCAGGTTCAGCTCGTCGATACCCAGCACCGTGCGGGCCACTGCTTTGGCGGCTGCCTTGGTGCTTTTGGTCAGGGTCTGCTGGCCCTTGGCGGCGGCCCGGCTGCTTTGGGCCAGCGCGTCGGCCGAATCGGCCCCGTCGCCGAACAGCAGCCAGTTCACTCCCTCGCCGATTTTGCGCAGCCCCTCGGCAAAGCCTGCCAGCACCTGCCCCAGCCCGCCCAGCTGCCCCTGCATCACCTGCAACAGCTGCCCGGCGCTGGTTGCGGCCTCGTCCTGCGCGGCCTTCACCTGCTGCCAGGCCAGCCGAAGCGCGGCGGATTGGTCCAGCCCCAATTTTCGATAATCCGCCGCCAGCTTCATCACGGTGCTTCGGGTATCCCGCTCTGCCTGCTTGGCATCGCCCACCAGCAGGTCCAGCCAGGTCGTTTGCTTGTCCATTCGTTTCCCTCCTTTCTCAATCCTTTAGCAGCCGGTTCAGCCGCTCCCGCTCGGCCAGCTCCTCAGAGGTGTAGCGGGGCTTCAGGTCCACCCGGGCCCGGTTGCGCTGATAAAATTCCCGCTCCCAGCCCTCCAGCTTTTTGCCCCGGCGCAGCTTGTCCCGAATGGCCACCACGGCGGACAGCTGCCCCTCCCCGATGGCCCCGAACCAGGCCAGGAAGGTCCACCAGTGCACGAAGGGCAGCGCCCGGATCTCGCACCCGGCCGCCTTGTTCACGTCCGCCACGATCAGGGGCAGATCCTGCTGCCAGTCCAGCAGCCGGGGACCGGCGGGGCCGCTGTCCTCTTCGCCGCCCGCCAGAAACCGGAGCATGGCCTCCATGGCCTGCCCGCGCAGCGCCGGGGGCAAAGCGGCAAACTTCCGGTAAAACACCCCCATGGCCAGAAAGGCCCGCGCCTCGGGCGGCTCGTCGGCATCGTCCAGCAGGCGGATGACCTCCAGCACCTCCCGGAAGTCCGCCCGGATGGGCTCGCTGCGCCCGGCGATCTCCAGCGCCTCGGGCAGGTCCCAGCCGGTCACCGGGCCGCCTCCTGACGGGCTGCCTCCCGGGCATCCGCGGCGGCGGCAAGGGCTTGGGCCTTCGCGTTCAGAAAGGCCTCGGCCCCGGCCTGCACCTGGGGCTGCAGCGCCGCGAACAGATTGGTCACCACCCGCTCGCCGTTGGCGGCCACCGCCATCAGGTTCACGCCGCCCAGCAGCCGGTCGAAGTCGTTTTCCTCGCCGAACACCCAGGCCAGCACCTCCTTCACCGACCAGTCGGCCTTTGCCAGCAGCTCCAGCGCCTTCTGGCCGGTGGCCTGAGCCGCGCGGCCCTCCTCGGCCATTTCCTGTTCAATGGCGGAGATCCGGTCCGCCGCCTGCAAAAACCGGCTGTACACGTTGGGGTCGCTGGGGTTGAAGCGCAGCACCCCGCCGCCGTTGATCCGATATTCCCGCACGCCGGTGTCGATGTTCAATTCCTGCATTTGTATTCCTCCCTGTTCTGCATTGCTGTAAAAAACCGCCCGGGCCACTGCTTCCCGGCCCGGGCGGAGTGATTGAACGGCTTACTCCTCGGCCGGGGTAAAGGTCTTGGTGTCCGCCTTGAAGTGGCCCTTCACCGGCGCGCCCTTGTAATGGATGTTGAAGGGGATCTGGTAGCCATTGGCGTCGCCGCCGTAGCTGCTCACCTCGATGACCGCGTCGTCCTTCACGGCGGGGAAGCCGCTTTCCGGGTCCTCCTCTTCCCACATGTGCACCTCCACCACGGTGGTGTTGCAGCCGTCCAGGACCTTGCAATCGTCCACGATGCCCTGCAGCCGCTCGAACAGGGGGTCACCCACCACCGCGTAGTAGGTCTCCACGCTGCCGCTCTTCTCGTAGCTGGTCACCAGGGTGGTGCTTTCCCCCAGAATGTTGCGGGTCTTTTCCACGTTGGCGCTCAGCTCGGGGCTGTACTCCTCCAGGTCCTTGCCCAGCCGCACATAGTTGGGGCTGCCCTCCAGCGCGCCGGGCTCGGCGGCGTCGATGTAGTGGGCCATCCACTTGCGCTCAATCTTCTTGTTCTTCTCCATCTGTTTCTCCTTTCAGTTCGGTGATGTGTTCCGCCACCAGCTCCAGCCGGTAGCGGGCAAGGCCATCCGGCCCGGCCTGCTGCAGCCCGGCTCCCATGGCCCGCAGGCTCTGGCGGCCGGATTCAAAAAGCAGGGGCACCCGGCCCCGGGCGTTCTGGGTGTTCACCCAGTCCTGCAACGCCAGCACCAGAGCCGCGTTGTGCAGCCCCGCGCCGGGGTCGCCCACCGGCTTTTCCAGCCGCAGCTCCAGCCAGAACCGGTAGCTGGTGGAAAGCCGGCCCCCGCCCAGGATGTCCCCCTGAAAACTGCTCTCGGACGCGCCGCCCGGCCGCAGCGACACCGAGCCCCCCGCCAGGTCCAGCCCGTCGATGGCAATTTGCGGTGTGCTGTCCCAGCCGGGCCAGCCTTCCAGCCATTCGCGCAGCTGTTCCAGCATGCTGTTTCCCTCCTTTACCATTTTTTGTACCATTCGGTCTGGGCCTCCACATGGCGCACCCGGCCGCCCAGCCGCTTGGCCGCCACCTCGCGGATCACCGCAAGGCCCGGCACCGCCGCGGGCACAAAGGCGCGCCACTGGTCCGCCGTCTCGATTTCCGGGCCCTCGCCGGGCAGCACCCGGTCCCCCGGCTCCAGCGAAAACCAGTTCTCCCCCGGCTGCGCACCCTCGCCGCCGGGCCGCCAGACGGGCCACTGCCCGCCGCAGGGCGCCAGCAGAAAGCAGTACCGCTGGCCGGTGGCCCCTATGGCATCCGCCCCGCCGGAATCCCGCTCATCCAGATAGACTCCTTTCAGCACCGTGCGGCGGCAGGAAAATTCCGGCCGGAACACCGCGTGATACACCGTGGCGGTGTGGGTGCAGAAGCGGTAGTCCGGCAAGCCCCCGGTCAGCCGCATGCCGCCACCCCCTGTTCATCCCGCCGGATGTCCAGATACAGCCCGGCGCAGCGGTAGAGCTCCCGACTTTTGGCGGCGGGGCTTACATCCGGCGCGGGGGCGGCGCTGGTCTGGCTCAGGCTGCCCAGCTGCATCCCGGCCAGCACACCGCCGTTTTCCGCCGCTTCATAAAAGTGGATCGCCTCGGCCATGGCGCACACCGCCAGGGCCTCACTGTTTTCCTCCGGGGCCGTTACCCGGTAGATGCGCTTATAGCGCCCCAGCTGAGCCGCGGCGGCTCGCTCGGCCGCCGCGAACTCCTGCTCGGTCATCTCACCGGCCCAAACGTCCCGGTAAAATGCGTACTCCACCATAGGCTCAGGCGGACTTGTGGCTGGCGTACACGCCGGCCAGCTTGTTTTTGTACACGTCGGCCACGCCCACGTTGCGGTAGCCGTACTTGTAGGCGTCCGCCTCCTGGTTCTGGTCGGGGGTCACGATCTTGGGAGCCACGTGCTTTTCAAACTGGATCAGGGCGGGCTTGTGGATGACCATGAAGTTCAGCTCCTTGCCGCCTTCTGCCTTGGCGTAGCCGCCCGCCTCCTGGCCGCCGGTGTGGCCGTCCTTCTGGTCGATGGCGGTGTAGAAGCGGGTCTGGGGCACCAGGGTCTTGCTGGCAAAGCGGGACAGAATCTCCCGGCTCTTGGTGGTGTCCAGATCGGCGATCATGCCGTCCAGGGTGGGGGTGATGAAAAGATGGCGGTCCTCCATGGGCACCTCGGCCTCGTCCATGGCGTTGGTGGCAACGCGCAGAGCGGCCAGCACCGCCGCGCCGTCATCGAGGGCTTCCTCCTTCTGGGTCACGCCCTCCTTGGAGGCGTAGCTGGCGAAGCGGAAGGCATCCAGCTCGGGGGCCACCTTGGTGCGGATGAACTCGCCCGCCAGACGGCCGAAGGCGATGCCGGCGCTGTCCACGTCGTCCATGTTGTCCACGGTGAACATGCGGCCCCGGTCGAAGTTGCACTTCACGGTCTCATTGGTCAGGGTCACGTCGCCGGACACATAACCGCTGTTGCGGTCGTAGTCGCCCAGACCCTGCAGCTCGATCATGGGGATGATCAGCTCGTTGGCGTTGGCGCCCTGGCGTACCAGCTCCTCAGGGCCGTCCAGCTTGGCAGTGAGGGACACGGTGCGGTACACCTCATCCAGCAGAGGGATGAATTTGCCTGCGGTGGTAATCTTGTTAGCCATAGTATATTTTCCTCCTTGATATATACAAATCGTTTATTCAGCACTTGATAAAACAGCGGGGCAAAAACGCGGGAGGCCCCCGGGGCCCCGGTGTTCTCCGGTCAGACACGGCCCAGCCCGAAGGCCCGGCGCAGCACCTCATCCGGCTCGCCGCCGGGCGCGCCGGCACCGGTGCCCGCCGCGTAGGAGGGCGGGGTGATGCCGCCGAAGAGATAGCCGTTTTCCTGCTCCAGCTGCTCCAGTGCGGCAGCGATGGCTCCCTCCGGGTCGGCGCTGGTGCGCAGGCTGTCCAGGTCCAGCAGGGCCCGGATGGCCTTTTCGCTGCGCCCGCCCGCCTTGCCGATGGCGGTGTTCAGCGCCGCGTCAAAGCGGGCCGTTGCCACCTGCTCCTCCGCCGATTTGCGGGCCTGCTCGGCCTGCTGCTTCCAGTCGGTGGCCTGGGCGCGGGCGGTCTCCAGCTCGGTCTTCCATTTGGCCTGCCGGGTGTCCAGCTCCTCCCTGTTCACAAAGCGCTGGGCCAGCGCGGCGGTCAGCGATTCCTCCAGCTGGGGGGTGTAGGCCTCGCCCAGCAGCTCCTTCAGCCATTCCTGCATTTTGTTCTTCTCCTTTCCTGTTCCGTTGGGTTTTGGGCAAAACAAAAGGCTCGCCGCCCCTTGCGGGGCCACAAGCCTTTTTTCATGAGTTGTTCGGGGTCTTTTTTTCGGGCATCAGCCGCTGCCGCACCCGGGCCAGGTCCTCGTCGGTCTCCCAGGGCAGACTGTATTTCCAGGCCAGGGCGATCTCCGGCTTCAGCAGACCGGCGTTCACCAGCTGCAGGGTGTCGGCCCATTCCCTGTCCTTATCGAACAGAACGCCGTTGCCCCAGTCGATGCGCACCGCCCGCGCCGGGTCCGGCTGGAAGGCGCCGGGAATCCGGTACAGCCTGCCCAGCCTGCCGCAGAGGGCCACCGCCCGGCGCACCGCGCTCTCCCACAGCTGCTGCAGCTCCTGGATGGTCAGGCTGTAGTCGCCCTGGCTGCTGGTCACCTCGGTGGCGGTGCGCTGTGCGGCCTCCACCTCGCCCAGAATACCGCGCTTTAAGCCGATCAGGCTTTCCAGATTGCGCAGGTACTCCCGCTTGCGGGCCAGAAAGCTCTCCTGCCGCAGGGCGGGGGCGAACACGGTCACGCCGGTGTTGGCGATGTCGTCGTCGATGCCCACGAAGAGGCCGGGCGGCAGCACCGGACGGCCGTTCTTGCGCTTGTCCAGCAGGTCCGCCGAGGCGAACACCCGGCTTTCGCCGTGGTCAAACTCCCGGTCCAGCTGGCGCTCGTTCCGGTTGATGTTGTGGATCAGCCCCGCCGCCGCGGCGTAAACGCTCACCGGGTCGGCGCTGCCGTCCACGCAGTTTTCCAGCGGCAGGCGCAGGCTCACAAGGCCGAGACCGCCCACGTCTCCCACCACCGCCTTCGGCTCCAGCGCCGCGTACCGGGGCAGGACGGAAAGGCTCACCGGCGTGCCGATGCTCTGGCCGTCCCAGCTGCAAAAGAGCTTGTTCTCGATCACCAGACGGCCCGCCTCGTCCAGGCTGCGGCGCTCCAAGAGGGTATAAAACTTGCCGTTTTCCATGGTCAGCTCCGCGCTGCCCAGGGCGGTGGCCTCGCCGTCCGGCGAGCGGCCCAGCACCGTGACCATGTCCCGCCGCATCACCGAAAAAGCAAAGCCCCCGGCCACCGGCACCGGCTTGAGCCAGGCCTCGCCCCCGATCAGGGCCAGCTGCATGGCCTTGCGGCGCACTGCATCCAGCCCGGCCAGCACCCCGGCCACAAAGGGCTCGCCCCCGTCGGCGGCGGCCCGGTACTCGGCAAAGCAGCTGCGGCTCAGCTTGCTCACCACCGTGTAGGGCAGCCGCTGGCAGGGGTCCTCCTCGTCGGTCACCTCCCGGTCAAAGTAAAGGCGGAACCAGTCCTCAATGGCGGCGTTCATGGCGGCGGTGGTGCAGTCCCGCGCGCCGGGGTAGGCCTGGGCAAAGCTACTGATCTGCCGCCCCAGGGCGGCGCCGAACACGCTCATTCCTCCACCTCCCAGCTGCGGGCAGCCAGCCGGTTGCGGGCCCGCACCCCGGCCTGCATGCCCTGGATGTAGGCCTCCAGCCGCTCGATCTCCCGGTCCTTCCGTTCCAGCTGGCTGCGCAGTGCCGCGTTCTCCCGCAGCAGCTGGTCCCGCGCCCACTCGGGCAGAAAGCGCCGCCAGAACCATTCCTTCATTTTGCGCATTTGTTCTCTCCTTTCCTGTTTTTCCGGCGCGGCTCAGCCCCCCGCCCGCCGCCAGATGCGGCTGGTGGCGTAGCGCACTGCGTCGATGTGGTGATTGTCCCGGTCCGGGTAGCCCTCCAGCACCTGGCCGCTGGCGCGGTCCCGGTCGTACTCATACTCGCTGAACTCTTTGGCGGTGTCCGGGCAGCGGGCCGGGTCGATGCGGATTTCCGCCAGGCTCTGCAGCCACTTCATGCCTGCCTTCACGCTGCCGGGGCCCTTTTCCGCTCCCCGGCAGGGCAGGCCCATCGACCGGTAATCCCGGCAGCTTTTTTCCTCGGCGCTGTCCGCAATGAGGGTCTCGCTGTCCCCCGCGCAGACGCCCTTTTCCAGCAGGATACGGGCGGTGTCCGCGTTGGAGGTGCGGCGGCGGGTGGCCTCGTCGAAGATGTACAGCACCCGCCGGGCGGCGTCGTAGCCGCAGCTGTTGAAGGCCCAGGGGTCCGGGAACCAGCCCCAGTCCACCCCGTGGTATCGCCGTTCCAGCCGGGCGATCTCCTCCTCCCGGATGGGGATCAGCTTCAAGTTCTCGAACACCAGACTGCCGCTGCCCACCACCTGGCCCAAGTATTCGTGGCGGTAGGCCCGCTCGTTGGTCAGCCGCAGGTGCTCGGCCTCCTGCAAAAAGCGCTCGCCCAGCCAGTGGGGCGGCAGGCTTCGGTAGTCGGAATGGACCACCAGCATGCCGGGCTTCGGCTGGCGCACATACCGGTTGACCCAGCTGGAGGGCAGCGGGGGCGGGTTGAAGCTTTTGATCACAAGGCTCTGCCCCTGGCCCCGCAAAAGGCTCTGCTCGGCGCTGCGCACCTGGTCCGGGCCGGAGAACTGATCCAGCTCCTCGAACCAGACCGCCCCGATGTACCCGAAGGGGGGCTTGATGCTCTTCAGCTTGGCCGCGTCGTCCAGCCCGAAGCACCAGACGCACTGGCCGGTGGTTTTTCGCACCAGCTCCATCCGGCTCAGGTTGGGCTCGAATTCCCCGTCCAGACCCATCCGCTCCAGCGCCCAGAGCAGCTGGCTCCACACGCTGGTGCGCAGGGTCCGGCCCACCCGGCGCAGGGCGACGGCATGGCAGTCCGGGTGGCGCATCAATTGCACCAGCAGCTCAATGGCTGCACAGCTGCTCTTGGCGCTGCCCCGCCCGCCGGTGAGCACCAGCTCCCCCACCTGCCCCCGGCGCACCGCCTTGTGGGCCTCGTGAAAGGCCGGTGCGATCAGCCCGCCCAGCGCCCGGCGTTCACTGGATGTCATCCACCAGCACCACCCGGGGCGCAGGCTCCGCTACCGGGGCATCCAGCAGCTTTGCCAGCATCTCCATGGCCTTCATCCGGCTGGCAAGGCTGGGCAGCTGCATCATCTCCTCGCCGTTCTTGCCGTATTCCGGGTAGGCCTTTTCCCCCATGGCAATGGCCATCAGCTCCTGGCGCAGCCGCTGGGCGGGGTCCTCTTTTTTGCGCGCGGCCATCGGCACTCACACTCCTTTCCTGTAAAAATGGGATGGAAAAGGCGGGGAGCCCGGTTTATGTTCCGGGCCCCGCCGCCTACTTTCCTCATGATACAGGATAGCACGGGTCGAACCGGGCTTTCCAAGGGTCAATTTTCACTTTTTTCCGGGCTTTTCAAGGGTCAATTTGGGGTTTCATCCGGGCTTTTCGCCGTTTTCATGCCGCCGGGGCGATGCCCTGCAGGCTGAGGCACTTCAGCGCCCGCTCGTGCTGGCGGCGCAGCCAGCGCTCGTCGGTGTCCAGCATACGGCTGATGTCCGGCCAGGTCTTGTTCAGCAGATAGCGTGCCCGCATCATCTGGCGGGTGCGCTCGTCCTCCAGCAGCTCGATGGCCACCACCACCCGGGCCTGGGCCTTGGCCGCCGCGTCCAGCTTCTGGGCCAGCTGGCCCCGCAGCGCCTCCAGCTGCTCCACGCTCTGCTCCAGCTTATGCAGATTCGGCCCCCGCACCACCTGCACCCCCTGGCCAAGGTAGGGGGTGATCCGGGTGATCACCGCCTCCAGCTCCCGCAGCTGCTCGCTCACCAGACGCGCCTCGTGCAGCTGGGTCTGATAACTGCGCAAAAATTCCAAGGTCTCGGCTCTGCTGTTCATTCCGCTTTTTCCTCCCTCTGTACACCTGCTTCATACACACCGGCAAAAGGCAGTTGCCCTCGCCGTCCCGCTTCCATTGGCAGCGCGCGCAGCCCCGCCAGGTCCATTTCGTGTTCATGCTCGTCCTCCTTCCAGATCCAGTTGCCCGAAAAATACCATTCCACCAGCATGGCCCTGAACTCCGCCGCCTCTGCCGCCCGCTCATCCCATTGCAGGATGCCGCAGCCCCGGCAGGCGACGGCAAAGCCGTCGGCCCCATTCACAAATCGGCCCCGGTTCGGCCCGAGGCCCTGCCAGCTTCCCACTGCATCGCCCTCCTTTGCGGCCCGAGTTATCGGGCACTTTTTGTGGTATAATAAATAATCTTTTTATAAAGTCACATTTCGTGTCTTTATAAAATAAAAAAATACACCGAACCGGATTTTATGGGAAAATCTTCCGGTTTGTTCGGTGACTTCATTCTACATTAATTCACGAATCGTGTCAACACCATTTGTGGATATTTTCTTTACAAAATTCACATTTCGTGCTATCATCAATACAGAAACCGGAAAGGAGTCGATCGTATGGGTCAATTTGCATCCATCTTAAAGCAGCTTCGGCTGCAGAAGGGGCTTACCCAGCCCCAGCTGGCCGAGCGCCTGGGCATCAGCCGCAGCGCCATCAGCATGTATGAGCGGGGCGAACGGGAACCGGACACCGCCACCATGGAGGCCATTGCGGCCCTGTTCGGGGTGGACATGAACTATCTGTACGGCATGCCCACCGTCACCTTCGACGACTTCACCTATGCCTTGCACAACGAGAGCAAGGACCTGACCGAGGAAAACAAGCAAAAATTACTGGAAATGGCGCGTCTGTTCAAGCTGGCCCAGCAGCATGGCAGCGGGAACTGACCGCCGGGAGGGCCGCATGGTATCATTGGCAACGATTTATCAGGACGCGCGCCGACTGGGCGTGGCGCTGATTCCCTATTCCATCGGCTTTGCAGACGCCGCCACCCTGGAAATGGACGGCCGCTACGGCATTTTTCTGGACTTTGACCAGTTCGAGACCATGGCGGACTACGCCGCCGCGCTGGCCCACGAGGTGGGCCACTGCGCCACCGGGGCCACCCATGCGGTGCACAGCCCCTTCGAGCTGGTGGCCCAGCACGAGGACCGGGCCAACCGCTGGCACTACGAGCATTACCTGCCCTTTTCGGAATTGCAGGCGCTGGTGGCGGACGGCTACACCGAGCCCTGGCAGCTGGCAGAGGCCACCGGCTGGCCGGAAAAAACAGTGCGGGACGCACTGGAATACTACACCCAGCGCCGGGGCCTGCGGCTGCAATGCCCCTGA